GTCGGTATTTTAGTTTTTCGCCAGTAGATGGGACAATCAATTCATGTTCCGGCGTCTTTAGTAATGGTAAAGCCATATTATACTCCTCATAATATTATATTTAGTTGTGTTTATTAACCGCCAATAGTGTCCACATTCAAATCTGGAAGTCGATTTCTTTCTTCTGGCGTTGAATAACTATTGGGTGTGTATTTAGGATCACTATTGAGTTTTGGTTTTGAAGGTTTCAATATTGATACCAAGTTATCAGATGTTGATGTTGGTTTACCTCTGGTTGAAGAACCAGAAGATACCTCTATTTGTTCCCATTCTTTGAATGCAAACCCCACTGATAACTCTTGTAAACCACTAGCAGTTTCATTTGAATAGGTTACTGCACCAATAGTCTTTGGGAAGACTTCTATTAATTTTACACCATATGTTCTTTCGTTGTTATAGTTTAATTGATATATTTCCAGAGTAGAAACATATTCTTTATAGAATTTTAATGTGTATGTTTTTGGATCATAGATGAGTTCTTGCCATCTATCAAACCATATCTTTTCATTAAAATCTGGTGACAGATGAAAAGTCGCAGTAATCTCATCAGCATAAGTCAATCCAACTGCAAGTTCATGTGTTGGGCCGTAGATAGTATCATTCGTTGTGGTATCTATATTTCTTCCAGGCATATCAATAGTCTTAACTCGTAGATTAATATTTCTATTGGTTGCTCCACCTAATGTGTCTGGCAAAAATACAGACATCTCAAACTTATTTGGACGAGCGATATCTGTCGCTGCAATCGTTGCTCTAAATTCATCTATACTCATGATGGTCTCCTAGGCGTATTGATAATTCTTCTTGAATCAGCATATACTTGGGTTTCTCTTGCTCTAACAAACCGTTGAACTGGTAACAATACTGCAACCATCATTTCATCTGCATCAATTCTACGGAAAGGTAATTTGACATGGTCATATAGATATCTCTTAACAACTGGTTTTACCAAAGGATTTCTTTTTATTCGATTCCATGTTAATCTTATTCTTGTAGTTTCATCCATATTTTGATTGGATGCATACTCAGAAATAACAGTCAATAATTTAAGTCTCATAGGAATAGACAGATAATGAAAATTCAATCCCAAGAAACCATCTCTGTATTCTTCAATAGGAAGAATCAAAGGAAACCTATCATAGTATGGTAGGACTTTTTCGTTCTTCTTATATTTGGGGTCATAGTAAAAGAAATTCATCGTCCCAAGCGTAGGCTTGGAAGTTATCTTTCCTTCACTCACAAGTTGTCGAGGAGGCACTTCCCCCAATTCTCTGACTTTATCTCTAAACCAGCGAATGGAGCGATCCTTGCCACCTGTCTTTTCTAATACGCCTTCAATTATATCTGCCATACACCTATTTATACAGACTAACCAAGATGGTCTTCAGTTAGTATCTTAAATTCCATTTGTCTATCATTACAGAATTCGATTGCCGCTTCCCACTTTGCTTTGTTTACTCCCCAAGTGCGAACTTCAGAAACAAAGTGTTTTGTTTTTCTTTTAGGGGTAGGTGGTGGGCCGCACTGTTTTTTAGGTTTGACTTCAATAATCATTTTCTTAGTAGTGCCGTCTGCTTGACGAACCTTTACATAGAAATCGGGGAAATATCTATGTATTTTACCATCCAAAGGTGAACGGTATGGTATAATGATTTCCTCACTTCCCCATTCTAGTATAGAATCGTTTTTATCACAGTAAACCATGAATTTACGCTCCCAGAGACTACGATAAATAATCTTATTAGGATCGCCTCTATATTTTTGAGGTTTTGAGGGTATGTATCTGCCTGAGTATGCCATGTCGATATAAATACTTTCACAAGGTTATAGGATTATTTAGATGGCAAATGCTAACGCAAAAATTAACAACTCTGGTTACGGTGGGGATTTAGCATATCCAGAGGATGTAGGTAATATGGACAGAACTGGACATTACGTCCAATTCTTTATTAATGTGCAAGAATCAGCACAAGTCGAATTTGCCGCTGGAGATTTCAACGCAACTCCAACTGGTGGTGGTTCAACAGTCCAATCAGAACCTTCTACGTTAGGAACTAAAAGAGCCGCAACTAAAAGACTTGCTGGTTCTATACAGTTATATATGCCAAATCAACTATCTGTTGGACACACTGCAACATATCAAGAAGAAGAAATCGGTGCAGCAATTACTGGTGCTCAGAACATTGGTAATAAACTTGCAACTGGTAACTGGTCGTTATGGGGTGCAGTAAAATCAGTAGGTAGAGGTATTGCTAATGCAACTACTTCAGCAGTATCGTCTCTTCCAGGCCAAACTGGAGCTCGTGCTGCAGCAGATATTGCAAGAGGACAGATTACAAATAATAGAACTGAAATGAAGTTTGAAGGTATTGATAGAAGAAGTTTTAGTTTCACTTTTAAGATGACTCCAAAGAGTAGACAAGAATCAGAAAACATTAAGAATATTGTAAACCTTTTTAGATTTCATGCAATGCCTGAATTCCTTGGTGGAAGAGGGTCTAGAACTATGATTGCACCATCAACATTTGATATTAAATATATGCATAAGGGTGGTGAACACACATTCATGAATAAAATCTCTACCTGTCTTCTGGAAAGTGTGACAGTTAATTATGGTGGGGATAGAACACAATTCTTTGATAATAATGCTCCTGTGGTTACTGAAATATCACTGACGTTTAAAGAACTTGAACTTATTACTAAAGAACGAATTGCAGAGGGTTACTAATGGCATACTTTAACAAATACCCAACAGTCGAATATGATGTTCTTGGTGATGGTGTTCTTAGAACAATGACAGATATCACTAGAAAAGTAAGAATTACTGACTCTGCAAGATTGTCTTCTGTAGAGTTTGATTTCTATGATGTAGTTTCTGGACAAACCCCAGAATTTGTTGCACATAGATATTATGGTGATGTGAACCTACACTGGTTAGTGTTAATGACAAACAACATCATTGATGTTTACACTGATTGGCCGATGGGAGTGAAACAGTTTGAAGATTTTGTTAAATCAAAATACGATGATGTAAATGCTATTCATCACTATGAATATACACAAGAGTCTGGTAGTTCAAAGTTTACTATCGAACTTCCGAATGACCCAGCACAAACTATTCCTGCTGGTGCAACTCCTGTAACTAACTATGAATATGAAGATAGACTTCAAGAAAGTAAAAGAAGGATTCGTTTGATTAAACCCGAATACGTCCCAAATATCAAGAAAGAGTTTTCTAGAAAAATCAAGGGTGCTTAATAATGGCTGAAAGTTCTGGTATCCAGTATGCTAATGAATTTATATTGGATGAATGTAAACTGTTCACGGTTGGTGGATTAGAACTCGACTTATCTGAACTTGTATCTGAAGTAAACATATACGAAGATATTTTTAGTAATTCCATTACTGGTGATATATCATTTACTGATACTAATAACGTGATGGGTAATGCAAAAATTGTGGGACAAGAAAAACTGTCTCTACGTCTTGCAACACCAGATGGTTCTGACAATTACACTAGACTGAATTCTATCGACTTCACAGAGATGCCTTTCCATGTTTTTAAGATTGCTGCATCTGCTCAAATCAACGACAACGCACAAGGTTTCACTATTTCATTTACTACTAGTGAGTTAGTAAGGAACGGACATATTCGTGTATCGCAGTCTTTCAAAGGAGAACCTGTAGAAGACATGATTAAGAAAGTTGTTCGTGGCGATGAACTTCTAAAATCTAAAAAAGAACTATTCTACGAACCAACAAAAAATAATTACAAACTTGTTGCTCCAAATATGCGTCCATTTGATTTTATCAATATGGTTGCAAGGATTTCTCAATCAAACCTATACAGTGAAGCCGCACCATATCTTTTCTATGAGACAGTAAAAGGATATTATTTCAGAACTGTTGACGGAATGATGGATCGCAAAAACCCTAGAATGATATATAGAGAAACAACACCAAACTCTCTTAATGAAAAGGGTGTTCAAGATTTGGTTACAAATTTGCAAAACATTTTTAGTTATCAAGTAGTATCATCAACTGATACATTATCCAATTCACGTTCTGGTATGTATGCATCTAAACTCTTAGAGTTGGATTTCTACAACAAAGAATTCAATACATATGAATATGATTACATCAAAGATTATGATAAAAATATTCATGTAGATGAGCATAACAAATATGGTTCTGCAAAATCACCAGTTCTATCAGAAGCAATTGATGATTACGGTTTCAAATTATCTCAATATCCAGATTCAGTTTTTCATATGCAAAGTATCGACAAGTCACCAGACAATCCTCTGATGACCCCTATGCATATGGAAGGTTCAGAAAAACCATACAATCAGATGAATACAGAATATTGGTTGCAAACTAGAAAGTCTAGATTTGCCCAGTTATCTTCTGCATTGACTCTACAGGTAGAAGT